TCAAGCCTTAGCTTTAGGGAAGTACATACCAGCAGATGGCTTGATTTTCCAATTGCCGTGCAGTAGTCGTCCTTTTTGAACCGTTCCTTGTGCGTTTAAATTCGCCTCATATTGTGGATTTTTTTCCATCATAATCGGATTATCATAAACACTGGACGCTATAAAGGTAAACGATTTTACAATTGTTGGTTTAACGCCATATAGTTCAACAACTTCTTCACGACTATTTCCCCACTTGAATTCATCGTTAAGAACAACGTAGTATCTCATTTTACCAGATCGTTCTTTTATCGGAAAACCTTCGTCATCAATATACCATTTTATTAAATCTGCAACAAAACTATCAGCATCTGGATTGCAACTTGCAATAATACGATTTCTCACTCCCGATGAACTTCTATTTCTACTGGCCATATACATAAATTGACTACGTTCAAAGTGACAAAGTTCGTCAAAGGCGATAACAGCAATTTGCGTACCGTCCCAATCTTGCACAGTATCAGTGTATTGAAGGTGTGCAAATGTTATTTTAGAGCCTTTAGGAAATTTAATTGTAAGTCTTGGCGATTGAACTCCAACTCCGCCTTTATGCTTATACAGGCTAGTAGCTTCGTCCCAAAGGCCGCCCTCACCAGTGATTTGCGTGGACGTTCTACGGAATATTACAGCACCATATCTAGGATTATCTATGTCTTTTAAGCAAGATAATAAAATGGCGTACGACTTACCTCCGCCAGCCGCGCCACCGTATATAGTTACATCAGCGGTACTATTCATAAACTCCGTCTGCGGCCCCGGTTGTGGCAAAAACATCTTATCTATTTCCTGCTGTTTCGCCAATTTCTCAGCAATCAAAAGAAATTCTTTTTGATCTGCAGGACTAAGCTTTTCAAAATCATCCATGCTAATATTTTTAATATCCACAACCATCACCACCTAAACAAGAAAAGCCACCTACCTAATGGCAAGTGGCTGAAACATCTGTATTTAATCATAAAAAAATAGCCGTCCATATAACGACTGCCCGAACTTTCGATATTTGTATTATATTACATAAAAACGGTATTATTGGTGACACTAAAACTATTTTTACCAATACATTGCACCATTTTTTATGGCAATTCTAACCGTAGTATCGATAATCATGTTTGTCCATTTTTTCATTTGGTCAACACTCGGCGTAAAATCTCCACCATAACGGTAATAATGCCATTCAGTATATTTTGCCATAGTATAATTTACCCATCCCGGTCTACCTGGTTCATTTTTAGTATTAGGTTGGTGTTCAGCATCGCGCCGAATCTCTAAAAACTTCCTACTTTTCTCTGAAAGTGTCTGCTCCATCTGTTCAATACTGATAATCCATTTCTTACGGTTCTCCATATCAACTAAACTGAGTGCTTTGTTCATGCAAGGATTGCTTGTGCCAGTTCCTTTGGGTAATCCATCGTCTGCAACAGCTCCGAGAGTGGCAAACGTAGCCATTGATTCAAAATATGATTTACGAAGATCATGAATATCTAAAATCCATTTTAACGCTTCTTTATTTTGCTTTTTAATGTCGATTGTTTGTGCCATACATAAACCACTCTCCAATTATTTTATTAATTCATATTTTACTGGTTGATAAATAATCCCCTTACCTGCAATTCTCCCGCATCCTTCACATGGATGAGTTATATGGTTCAAGCAACCACGATGTTCTTTGCATGGTTCGCCGCTTTTGTATTTAATTTTAAATCCTGGTGGTGTAAACATGGTTATCACTCCATTTTAAAAAAATAAAAGCCAACACTCAACGAATGTCAGCTTGATTGCATATGTTTTTTTAGTTTTCATTACGAACTGGAAACGGCATATACTTCCGTGTTTTTAACCATTCCGCTTGTTCATGCGTAAATTCACTAGATTCGTCAACAACATTCATGAATTGTTCTTGAATCCATGATTTACCGCATTGTCTTGATCCCACACTAACATTATTGGTAGATTCACCAATCCATTCACCTTGTATTTCACGCTTAAATTGGTGGTATATATTCATTTTCCCACTATAAAACTGACTATAAAACCTATCTGCCGCTAAATTAACCGCATCATGAATTTCATTAGGCGATAATTTTGTTTCCTGCATTAGTTGTTCGATAATTGTTACAAGTTTATGATATGTAGGGTCGATTTGATATCTATACCTTGCTTCTTCCTCTGATCGTCTCATATTAACCACATCCTAGTTATATTTTACATTCAAAACAGTATAGTTTCCGTCAGATAACTTTGCCATTAATACCTTACAATCATAATCCATACTGCCATAATCAACACCTTTGGCAATCTTCACTACTCTTTTGGGAGTTTTATATTTCTTGATATTCATTTCGGAATTTCCTCAATCTTTTCAAACGTATTAATGTTCGATATACCATAAACTTTATTATCGCAATTTCTTACAATCCAATTTTGATCTTCCACTTGCTGAATCAATCTTGCTTTTACCTTCTGGATGCCACTTCCATCAATAAGGCAAAAAACAATTTCATCAGGAACAAACATGTTCTCACAATCTACTTCCTTAATGGTGATTCGGACTTTCTTGCCGTTGTTAAAACCACTTAAAAATTCATAAATGTTATCGGCGGTAAAAGAATGTGGATTGCCACAATACCATTCTTGTTCACTATGGTACATTCGTCCAGCAAACGGCAACATATCAGATACGTCAAGCCATCCTTCAATTACTTTTTTCACATCAAAACCACCTTTTCCCTGTAAGTTTTCTCAAAGAGTGTCTAGCCCTTAGTTGCCCACTTCTAGCCCCTTGTTGTGGTGGATTTTTTACACCGCAGGCGTTTAGAATGATTAGTATAACTATGCAGGTTAGGATTATGATGATCATGGTGAACACCATCCTTAATAAATATTCATGTAGCGGACATTCGTAAATCTATGTAAAACGAATTGTTCTATTTCTCGAAATCGATCATTCCCACTATTGACTGTGATTATTACTGGCATATTCTTGTCAAGTCCATGCATTTTGTGTATATCGTCTGCCATTTTAAAACACTGTGGGTTGAGTTGGTTGAAACCTAGAAAATCTCGGCAACATTGGATTTTGTCGGATACTATTATGGCTATTGTTGGTGGTTTCATGAGTTAACACCATCCTTTATAAGTTGCTTCTCAAATAGACTTTTTCATTCAATTCATCTTCAGTAATTCCAAGATATATCATCGTGATAGCTTGTGAACTGTGATTAAAACAACTCTGCAAATATCCTATTTCAGCACCATTACGGTAGCTATGCCATCCAAAAGTTTTTCTTAATGAGTGAGTTCCTATATTCTCAGTAATCCCACAATAATCAGCGGCAACATTTAAAATCCTCCATGCGCTTTGTTTAGTAATAGGTTTACTTCTATCCTTCTCGCTAGGAAATAACGTGCCTGCGGTTAATCCAGATGTTTTTAACCAGTGTTTAATTGCTTTGGTACAAGTATCTGATAATGCAAATTGTTTTGCCTTGCTAGTTTTTTGTTCGCGAATGGTTATTGTGCCGTTTTTAACATCTTCTACTGTTAGTTTTAATAAATCTGATATGCGAAGTCCTGAATTGATACCTAGTACAAATAATAGATAATCACGTTCGTTACGACTCATTAGAAATTCTTTCATGTCGTTGATTTGTTTTAGGTCACGGATAGGGCTGACCGTACATACATTTCCTGGTTTGTTCATATTACTCGCTCCTCGATGTTAACTTTCTGTAGGCATTGTAACATGAAGAAGCGAGCAATTGCAAGTGGTTTTTAAAGTTTATTTTATGTTTTCTTGTAATTCTTGAAGATGCTTAATTTCGTCCATCAATTCCTTTGCTGGCTTGAACCATTCGCCATTAAGACGTATGTGATCGTATTTTTTATGAAACAATTTTTCCTTTTTGATATCGCCAACAACTATTGCTAATATTTTTAACGTGTCTGGATAACCAGTCTGTAAGACTTTTAATCTATTTTGTGGATTATTAGAAAGTCCAATTTTAATAGCACCACCGCTTTCCCCCTGTATGAAATAAACATAATATTGAACTAACACCTTTCTATACATACCATCTATTTTTTTATTTTCTATCTTTGCACCAGGATACATTCCCGCATTATAGTCTGATTCTAATTTATCATCTTCAATCATTGCATCTTTGATTTTAATTTCATTTTCTTCTTCAATCTTTTTCTTTTCGCAATAAGCTATCCATTTAGGATTGTCATTCTCCCATGAATATTTTTTTAATATGTCTCTTATTTGCGTGAAAAAAGTATCATTGTATTCGTCAACACCGTAAGAACTATAACTACCATCAATATCAATACGGCATTCAACTCCAACAATTTTATGTATTAATTTTACTACTTCATCGCTAACTCTATAAGCGGCATAGCATATGCTTTTTTCACTGTGACCATAACTTTCCATTTTATTGAAAAATATTTTTGTAGCATCGTTATATATCAAACCCATCGCCATACAAGCATCTTGATAATTTTTCAAATAAGAAATTCGTTCGCCTTTTTTATTTTCCCATGTTCTTTTAACACCATATCTATTAGCCATTTCTAGTGGCCCCCTTTTTAATTATTGTTTGAGAAATAAAATAACCTTCCTGCGTATTAACAAGAAGGTTTAAGTCTTTTAATTGTTTAAGTATTTTTAATAACTTGCTTCTTCCAAACTGAAATATATCACCAAAATCTTTAAACTGAATAGGTTTTTTGCTTCTAAAATGGACTAACTTACCAGTTCCCCATTCAATATATCTGCTAAGACAAGTAATGCACCCAACGAGTTCTACTATATTAGTTACTTCTTGTGAACGCATTTTTTCAACTTCTTCAATCATTAGCATTACATATGACTTTTTACCACCAGTATGTTTTGGTTTATTAGTTTTTAGATTATCAGGATTATTCCAAAATCCAAAACTAGGTTTATTATCAATAATAACAGTTATATATTCAGTTCCGTTTCTCTTTCTTTCTTTGGAAAATACAACACCATCTAAAATAATAACATCGCGTTCCCCTGCAAGAAATTCCAAAAGGTTTTTATCCATATCGACCTCTCTAACACCCTATCTATTGGGCAATGGCAAGTGTTGAAAAACAACACCTATTAAAACAACTGCGAACCTATATATATTACAGTCTAACGATAATTTAAAATTGTATTTCGTTTAACGTATACCTTAACTTCGTTTACGGTACACTTACAAGAGTAAATATAGAGAACGAATAAACCGTTCCCCATACACAAATTAACAAAAATAAAATTTGCAATCCTGATTATCAGTAAAAATTTTCCAATTAAAGGAAATTGGCGGTTAACTATGTGAAAATTGTGGTGGAGTAGATTAGTGTTTGATGCGCGACCAGCACACCACCCTATTTTTATGATCTCAATATGGCGGGACTCGCGATAGTAACAACAATAAGCATGATCAACAATACAGCAATCACGCTTAAAACTACCGTCATGGTATCTATTTAATAAAAGTTACCAACATAAACATTAATATATCAACCTTTATAATCAACACCACCCAATAACCAGCCAAAATCCACTCCACACACACAAAATCAGCATTTACACATCAATAGTATTCGATTCAATTTCCGCCATCAACTCTTTAAATCTGGCCTTATTCTGCTCAGTCGTCTGATCGTCAATTGTCTGGTGTATGTCAATCTGTTGCTTAATAACATTCTGTCCGGTGATCTTAGCAATCAAATCTAATGCACCTAACGCTCCTTTGCTGTCAAATTGGTACACAGCGCAACCATTATCATCTCTTACAACCTCATAACGCTTATCTTGTTTGTTAAACGTCATTACAGGCTCTGCTTGCATGCATCTAGCTAATATTGACTTAGCTTTTTCAAGTGAAAACTCTAGATCAACATGGGCTTTAGACGCTCTCTCAGCCTGTTTTATTTCTATAATACGTGCGATATCAACGCGCTTCAATAGCCTTGTGCCTAACTCGCTAGCACTCCCCGGACTACATTTATAAACCTTCAAATAGCTTTGTCTGGCATTTTTTGTAAATATATAATCATCAACAAATTGTCGTTGCTTTTCCTCTAAGTCTTGATATGCCTTATCTGACAGCACCTCTTGTATATCTGTTAATGATACCTCTCGTTTGACTGGTATAGGTAATTCGCTATCATTAATAATACTGTTGCCTTTGTCTATATTGTCCTGTCTACTATTTGTCTCCCGCATGTCTCCTGCTGTACTTTCTGTCTCCTTTTTGTCTCTCCAATATCGAGCGTACCACTTTTTAACGGTAGTAATACTAACGCCATATTTTACGGCAATATCTTTATATTTAACACCTGCTTTATAGTCCTTGTAAGCGAGAGTGTATTTTTGTACTGTCTCCTCCAATTATCTCACCCCATTATTCGCCTAATTACTCTTTCTGCATCCGCAAAACTCTTAATATCCTCAGTTGTATTAGTCTTGATATAATGCACATTGCCTATACCATCAAGAATACTTGCTTTAATGGTTGCATTAATTACACAAATGTCTATTATCTCACCATCACCATTACGGATATCCATGCTGTTAACTGTTATGCTCTCAATAAACACTCTCATGTTGTTTATCACCTCTCACCTATCTAAATATCTTATTACGCCCATTATGGACATATCAGTTGCTAACGCACACCAAAAACTTCACTTTAAAAATACCTCATAATTCTTTTAAACTCGTAAATCTCATAACTAAAATAAATATTATCGCCAATCGAAAACTCAATCTTAAATCCACTCCATACACAGTAAGCAAATATAACGGCATACAAGCACCATAGCCAATACTCTTGTATAAACTCCATTACTTAAAACACCTCCTGCCACCATTACCGTTACTAACCTCACCATGCACTACACTAGTTGAGTTGTTGCCACTTGCCCCATGTATCTTACAATCATTATATTTAACGCTATGATGTACGCAATAATCACACATTGTCAGCAAAACATAGTTACCATTTGCCAAAATCATCCCTCTAACTTTTATAAAATCTCTGCACCTAGACATTTCACCCTCTCCTAATTTTTATGTATAACAAAAAGAGACGTCCTAAAACGTCCCTCAGAAAAAATCTTATTATTTAATATTAACTATCGACACTATCAGTATACCACGATTTAACACCTTAAAAGTGCAGACTTTGTGCAGACTTTTAATCAACCAATCCCATTTCTTTTGCCAACGCTAGCAATATTCCATTCTGCCAGTCATACAACGTCCTCTTGCTTATGCTTAACTCTACGGCAATTCCATTATCAGTAAGTATCTGTGGTGTTGTCCAATATTTCAGTACAACAAATCTGAATTTATCCTCTTGCAGTCTGCCTATCACTCGCTCAAATGCCTTGATGGTTCTTTCTAACTGTGACAACCTTTTATTGCTAATCATCTGTAATGCTTTAGATTGTGTAGCATTGCCTAAATCTGTACCAATTATACCGCTATCATCACCGCTACAACCTTTATGTATTATGTTTGACTGTATTTCTTCCCATTCTTTTTTTGTAGTGTCATATGACCTCAATTCTGACTCTATGTAAACTTTTATTTCTTTTTTTAATCCCATATAATCATCTCCTATTTTATTTTTCAATACCTTTTATTTGTTCAATTATCTCGTTAATTTCCATGTCCAACACCTAGTAAACCATATCCCGCAATATCTCTGAAAGGCGATTCACCAAATGCTGTTTTATCACCTTTTGCAATACGGCATTGTTTGTCCATAATTCGTACCATTAGCAACATATCTCGGTACTGTTCAACAGTTACACCCATTGGGTACAACACTTTCATAAGTTGCTCAACCGCCGTTATAGCATCTCCGTATGCCTGTTGCTTGCTGTCCACCAACTCGCCAAGTTCTCTGCCAATGATTTCAAACTTGCCAGTTTGCTTTTCTGCCTGACAATTAAATTTTATTTTATTTGACTTAACCGCATTTATAAAGGTATCAATCGTATCATTGTGTTTTTTGTTTGTATTAGCTGTAAATTGTTTAGCAGTTTCTTGCTTAACAGCATTAATAAAATCTTTCTCAAACTTTTTTATTGATTCATCTATTCTAGTTTTAGCATAATCACTGCCCTTAATAATATTTTTAGGATCGGCTGTTTCTCGCATTGATTTTTCTGCCGATTCGATCGGTTGCCAATATTTAAATTTATTTCCATAACAACTAATTCCACGTTCTAGTGTACATCCGTTATTTTTATTTAATAAATCGCAATTGTCGCAGCTCTTCTCAACTTCTTCCACAACTTCAGCATCGCTTTTAAGAACAGTCTGTTTCCCATTTGTTAACATATAATAATCACTATTGTATTTGTTTAAAACTTCAAATTCTTCTCCTACTCTCTCTCTATACCAATTTGATAACGCGGCTTTTATAATCTTTATCTTCACGCTTACCACTCCCCACACATATTAAAATCTTTCAACAAAAATTCAATCGGGCCAACAAAATTACAAATAGTTTGTCTCATAACAGTAAATACAGCACCAGCAATATGACTGTTCGGTCTACCTCTTTTCTTTTTACAACTAACAATCATGTATCTGAAATGTGTTTCATTGACTGCTTCAATTTTAATAAACTTACCATTTGTTGATCTGTATATTTCACCAACATAAATCTTTTTAGTTGATCCCCATTTCATAAATTCATCATCCTAAAATCATTCTTTTGTAGTTATAATTCTTCATTACAAGGCGTACAAATCCCTTAACTTAACAACTACTATTCACAATTGTTTATTTCTGCTTGTGCGCTCGTTATGGAAGTTTTACGGCTATTCTAAAATTGTACTTATAAAAATTTTATACCACTTAGGATCTCTTTGCATTTTTCCCATAGTTAATTTACCTGCTTTCCACCATTGTTTATTTCTTGTGTTCCTCATTGCTACACCGCCTTTATTTCAATTTCCACTCTCGGATTATCCTTATCTACTCCCATTATCCGACTACCATCAACACTAACAATTAACGAATCATCATGTATAACTCCTGATTTTTGCAGTATATCGTGAGTCCCAGCTAAAAGATTTGTTAGATCGGTTTTTCTTCTGTCTTTTAGCCAATACAAACATACAACCTGCATTGGAACGCTAACATTTTTCTTCATCACGCCAGTTATTTGCTTTAAACAATCACGCTCATACCGCAAATACGCATCTGACTGTATTAAACTCGGTTTTCCATTTCTAAATATTATTTGCATACTGTTTTTCTTGGTGATCGGTTTGCCGTACAACGTCAACACAATTCTCATTTGTCAACTCCCATTGCTTCATCCAACTTCTTAGCTATAATATTCCACCAACTATAAACACCTACGGCCTGCTCCATAATATGGCTGTGTACATCAGCCCTAATCATTTCAATTTCACGATCCGATAGCTCAATCAGTTTGTCCACTATCAACATCTCCAGTCACATAGCAATATTCAGCCCCGCATTTTATAGCAACCGACTCATTCCAAACCTCATAATTCCCACGCCTCATATTAACAACAACCATAGGCTTCTTCTCTGACAGTGTCAATTTATCTGCTTGCCCCTGCCAATATTCCTGTTCTGGCGATATTTTTACGGCTGGAGTGGATAGTTTTTCGCCCAGTGTTTTATATTTTTCAATCGCTAAATCCTCAGTCATGCAACTCACCTTCAATCCCCTTAACTTCCTTATCGCTACTGCCGTTAATTAATTCCTGTTTTGTTTTTTCTAACATTTCTCTAAATCCTGGGACAATTTCGTTCTGGTACTCATCGACAATACGGTTAGCGTTTTTTAATTTACGTTGTAGGAGTTTCCGCTCAACAATAATCTTATCATGCTCCTCTAACCGATCCTCCTGCTGGCGTTGTAGTCCATCAATAATCCCAAGTAAATACTCAACATCGCTAGGTGCATTAGCAATAAAATCAGCATCTTCATCATATAATGGCATATCGTGAGTTTTTCCGTCCGTTCTCTCACTTCTATCCCACGCTCCGCAATACTTTTTACCGTAATTTATCAATGCAACAATACCAACTTTTGACCAATTCCCTTTTCTGATTTTACTCAGCCTGTTCCTTATTTCCTGCAATCTATCTTGCATACTAACGTCCCCTTATTAATTCTTGGTATTTTGACATTGACATTTGTTCCACTACTGAATTTTAAAAGCACCTAGCACAACTACCGTGGCTTAAATGAGGTTCTTTATCATCTTTATCTTGATACCATACTGGATATATTAAACCTTGACATTCGCAATATCCTAATAAATTTTTAGCTTGCATGGTTCACCCCTCAACACTTTCCATCAACGCAATAAGTTTTTTATTATACGTTGTTGAATTATTGCTAGTATTTATAGTAATCCACTGTTTTTCGCTTGCACATATTTTTTCTATTTGTTCATCAGCTTCTTTTTTAGCTAAATCAATACTTGCGCATACCCCACTTGAAAATATTATTTTTAACATTGTTTACCCTCCAACTGTTTTAACTTAATTTCCCAGTACCGCACCGCACGCTTTGATTTTGCAATTCTATTTTTAAAATGCAATTCCATTAACTCATTTTTAGTTGGCTTATAAGTTTCCTTTCCAGTACCATCACATGCACTACATGGAGGACTACCGTTATTATCATAACGACCACTACCATTACAAGCACCACATTTTCGCTCTTTCCAGCCATACACATATTTAAAATAATAATCTGTTCTTGCTTGCTTGTCCTCTCTGAATCCCATGGTTCACCCCTCCGCTCTATCTAAAATAACCTACTTTTTAACTTGCATCAAAATACATTTCAAATTCTTTTTCGCACTCGTCACATTTTAATAAATACGTTTTTCCGCATTCGTCCATATCTTCTTCTTGCCATTCTCTACCGCAATGAGGACATTCTATATTTGTATATAAACTAGCAACTTCTGTATCAGCATACGTTTTATATATTGTTTTCATCTACTCACACCTTCTCCACCTCATATAATTCAAACCGGAATACCTGCCCCATTGGATTTTCCCTACCTGCTGGCACTTCTTCGTTAAACATTTTGTACGGTCTAGCATACGTCTCACATGATCCATACAACGCTTTATAAATCACCATAATTTCGTTAGTCTCAGTATGGTATGCAAAGTCCAATAACAGGTACAAATTTCCTTTAAAATGCTTGAATATCATTCCTTTACAATCGTATAAATTACGTTTCATCTACTCCCCCACCCCCATATTGCCGATCACTTCATAGCAACATGGGTCATATTTTTTCGATATTTCATAATCTCCCTTTTTCCCACTAAGGTAATAATTAGGAGCATTAAATTTAAAAGTTGCTATATCTCCCTTGCCACCGTCAACCATCGGTAATTTTACTATGTGGTTATCAAATATCTTTTTACCATTGGTATCCCTAATTCCAAGATATTGTCCGACTGTTGCATGATTGACATAGTATTGTTTAAAAGTAAATTCATCTTCCACTATAATTTCACAAGATACATTCTTCAGCCTTTTATCAATAAATAAACTACCAACTACCCACTTCCCATTATCCAACCGCTTACCCCTAAACTTTATCTCCCTCTGCATCACGCATCCCCCTCCGCTAGTAATTTAAATCCGCACCATTTACCATACATATCCGTAATATCCGCAATCGCCTGTGATAAGTTGTTATACCTCATGCTCCTATCTCCACGGTCAGTTAGATAAAAATAGCATGTATCTACCTTTTCGACTGACACTGTTATTATTTTATTGTTTGGATTATTTTTACCGCAAAATTCCGCTATTGGTATGATCATTGCTATCCCAACCCCTTCAACATATCAATCAATTTCCTTACATGACATTTCGGACAATACACACTTTTATTATCTTTTTCAAAACAGTTGTAACACGCTTCGACAGTCGCATATTTCGCTTGTATGGCTATTTCTTGTAGGAGTGGTAGGTTTTTATTGCTCATATTATTCATCTATCTTTTGGCATATACACATCAAGAGCATTAAGAGAATGGTGATCTACAGTTAAACCTATCGGTCCATTAATATGAATACCGCTTTTTCCTGTGTGATTTTTACCAATGTCTATTCGGACATGCTGACCATCAATATCCAATTCTATAAATATCTTTTCTTCTTCTTCATATCTATGATGGCAATCAGAACTGTTAAATTTTATTTTACAACTCATGTTATTTGTCCCCTTTCGGAATTGCAGGAATCGGCATCCAATGAGTGGTGTTGCCACCAAATCTTTCCTCATACCCGAATGTTTTCTTAATACTGTTGTAGTGGGCAGAAATACACGCCCCACCAAATTTCTTGCTAATATGCCATATAAAACAAGAACAACACTTTTCTGGCAACCGATCATTAACGCTTATCCATTGTGTCTGCTGACCGAGTTTAGCAAGTTCTATTAGTTCATCAACATCCACCTTGTTATGTTTTTTCATAACTCTTATAAAATCAAATCCAATATTTTTTAAAATATCTTCACCACTTGGTGTTTGTATTGCTAATATTTTTACCTCGCCTTTTTCAATCCGTTCAATAACATCACTCACGATCATCACCGTCCTTCTTCTCTAATTCAACCAACCACTCGACAAAATTAACACTAGCACCACAATCATCAGCGCAAAATATCTTTACAATGCTTCCTGTCTCGCCTTTTTTACCGTAAGCGCATATTTCAGCTTCACCACCACAAAATGGGCACTCTTGATGATGTTTAGCCAATTCGGCTATGATATTTTTAACTGTTAGTTTCATTATCGCCACCGTCCCATTCCCAATTATCTTCACCATTACCGCACCACCAACAATTATTACAAGGTTCGTCTAGTGCGTTTTTGCCTGTATGTGTGCAATTAGCGCAATTTTTCATATCATTTATCTGTCGTTGTTGTTGCTCTAGCAGGTCTGCGATGTCCGCTTTACGACTCCATACTTGGCAGGACGCTATATCTGATCTTAATAATTTAATCATTTCCTTTGCCTTTTGCTCTGTTGCTAGCATGATTTGTCCTCCACGATCTTATCGTAATATTCAACAACTACAGGCACATCCCACATCTCAACAATCACGCGACTATTTGTATTACTATCACCACTCAAGCAATTAAATCCAACATGCAAACTATCAGGATATTCAAGGCTTACATCTCGTATTTCGACTATTTCAACACCGTTAACAACATCGCCAATTTGATATCTATTTGTACCCTGCTGGCAAACTATTGTTATGCTATTTATTTCTTTACGTGTTAGCAAGTTGGCAACTCGCTCTTGTTGTTTTTGTATGTTCATTTATACACCGTGTATCCATACTCATGCCCGCACAGTAAGCACGTATGCCAAATATAGGCACTATCTTTATCTTCCATGTAACCACGACGCATTAATTGACCGCAACATTCTGGATAGTCACCATATTTTGTTGGTTTTAGTTTAGTCTGCTTTTGTAGGTTCATGATTTGTCCTCCAATCGTTTTTTCAAATAATATTAACTATGGATGATTAAGATATTTTGCAATTTTCTTTTATTTCTTTTTCGCTATACGGCAATGATTCTTTTAAAACGTCCATCATTTTTCTTTGAACTTTAACCAATCTTCCGTTTTCTTTATAATTTAATTCAAATAAACACATATCAAAACTTCTTCCGACTTTATCAAAATATTTCATTTTGCAATAATTGTTTCTTGGATAAATACGTTCTTTAGAAACTTCATCTATAAACTCACCTTTTTTATTTACCAAATACGGATATTTTTTACCGTCAATTATTACGTCATGCCATTGGTACTGCAATTTGCACCATTTTTCGATCTCATAATATTCGTATTCTTTTTCCCTAGAATAATATTCATCTAACATTTTTTCGAAATTTGATTTGTTAATTTCGTAAGAACAATACACATAGCAATCTTGTAATGATTTTAACGTTCCGCACCCAATGCTAATAAATTCACCATGTTTTTCATAACTGCCACAAGCAAACCAGCGATCTTTAATTTTTTGTTCCGTTCCATCTTTCATTTTTAATGTCAATTCTCTACCCGCAAAGGCATTACCAAATGGTTCCCATTTTAAATAGTCACTAAAAATAATATTACCGTCACTATCAATTGCTGATCCAACATAACTACTACCTATTTTTTCATAAGTTAGTTCCGGTATTTCATCAAACATAACATAATAATGGTTATTAGAATTTCTATGTAATTTTAATATTTTCATTTTGTCCTCCAATCGATTAATGGTTAAAATAATCCTCTAGAATACATCGCCGCTTTAGGATTTAACCAAATAACTTCTTGACGTTTTTTCCCACTATCAGTTATTGATGACTTGTATTTAATTTCCCACTTCTTTAAATATTCGCTATATATATCACTTTCGTATCCTGATAAAATTACTGGGCCATGATGATTAATTAGGATCTCGAGTAAACTTATATGTTCTTGGTCCGTCATTTCATCTTGATATATCTTCCCAGCTCTAGTAGATAAAACATATGGTGGATCCACATAAATCAATACGTTAGATAACTTATATCGATCAATCAATTCAATAGCATCACGATTTTCAATCTGAGCATCTTTTAGCCTACTGGCAAATTTCCGTATTCTTTGTGGTAGCCTTAACCATGTCTTAACATGATTTTGACCACAATCGCATTTTATATCATGGCGCCAACCTGTACGACCATCTAATTTACCGCTCATTGATTGCCAACACCTAACTAAAAATCTTCTGGCCATCTCAATTTCGCTGTCTGTTTTTTCAATGGATCCATTACGACTTGTGCAGGAATAATACTCTTCTCTCGACCACGGAGTAAGATCAATTAACCGTTCTAGTTCATCTTGCGAATCTCTAAGTACTTTAAACAAATTAACTACATCACCGCTAATATCATTAATTGTTTCTAGTCGTGAAGGTTGCTTATTGAAAAATACTGCACCACTACCAAAGTACGGTTCTAAGTAAACATCATGTGGTGGTATATGTGATATTATCCAATCTGCCATATTCCATTTCGCCCCTGGGTATCTTAAAATTGGTTCTGCCATAATTTTTCACCTCTTACCGCATATCCCCCGCCAAATCTGGAAATACTAACATCTCACAAATCCCTATCAAATACTTTCCCCAGCTTCAATTTCCTTTCTCAGTACTTGCAACGCATTTAGCACTCTAATGTTGTGATCACCTAATTGTTGTTGTCTACCGGATGTTTCTGGTTTCAAGGGTTGTATATAACTACTTTGACCTTGTGCCATATCAAACACCTGTTTAAAATCTGCGTATTACAGTTTTAAAACTTCCTTACATATTTTGTTGATTTTTTCTATTCCATTTTGTTTTGTCATTAATTCTCACTCCCGTATATTTATCTAAAATCTGGCAATACTATTAACGATCGGATTCCATTTGCAATCATACTTGCAGTTTTAGTGATTTTTGCTGTGAGTGTGATTGCTGTTTTATTTGTTGTAATACCCACGTACTGCATTTTTATAAATACCACGCTTTACCAATTCCGCAATATCAACCCCATATTTTTGTTCCAATATCGCTATAGCCGTAATGCAACCTTGCAGGATGTCCCAAACTTCCAGTGCTTTTTTATCCATATCAGTTTCTTTTTCTGCTTCTTTGCACTCGCTCATGATGTGTTGTATCTGTTGATCGATATCACTTTTCTCTACCCATGACCAGCAAGGGATCATTTTGGCAATTGGATTATCCTCATACTGTTCTAATTTTTGTATCGCTCCGATCATCCGGCTATCTTTATCGCATAAGTCATATAAAACTTTAAAATCCATTGTTTCACCGCCCATATAATTATTATTTTCTAGTTTTAATTATCCGTTTTAAGGTGCATTAATTCCTCAACCTATATATTTATACCTATTTTCTTTTAAAACTCAACCACGCTTATCATACGCAGTATTAACAGTATTTTAATTATCGCTTTTTACTGGCATAATGCTCGCACATTGAGCCGAGTATGTTAAACCGCTTTTCTTTTCGTTTGTAGCAATAATTATCAGACCGAACCAAACACTTGCAAGTGGCACAACATTTTACAATCGGTAGATCATCCATGCGGCACCAGCTTTTTAACAGAACTCGCATATGTTGCCTGTGTAGCAGTTATATATGTTTCATCCCTGACAATTTGCTTAACGCCCCATTTGTTGAGTGTTTTATTTACTAAATCATGGTCAACGATTATGGTAATATCGCTATTAATCTTGCCATTTAGAGGCTTATGGGTTAAATGCTTGTAGTATTTAAGATCATTGTTTGTCAGTTTTGATGATTTCCGAGTTGGTATATCTAGGTTGCGGTAAAAATCTTTATAAACTTCATCATTTCCGTGAGTACTGCTCCATACCGAATATGTAGACTCTTTGCAACCGCACCGACTTGCCGACTCTTTAATACTCAATCCTTCATCTTTGCATTTTATCCGCATAAGTATCTGTTCTGGATATAGTTTTTTTCTAGCCATTATATTCACACCTTCTTTCGATTTCAGCAATTGCATCCTGCATAACAATTACATTGTCGGCAACAATATGATCATCATGGTTTTTAGCGTAATTCCAAAAATGACCAATCAATTTTTTCATTAACCAAAACTTAAAATTCATCAAAAATTATCCTTTCTGTAATTTTCAAATGGTACGCATTTCGGCACTACATCCGGCATATCTTCCCAACTATATTTTCTATTGCCTTCTGTACGGTCTGAATCTTGCCAAAATCGTTTACTTTGCGGATCAAAACATAATCCAATTACCTTATCCTGTACACCGTCTGATCTATTTTTTAATACAGTTACAATATTACATAGCGGATGTTCTTCGTCACGTTCAACAGATAGTACATTATCGGCACGATTGGTTATATCCCCAGTTCCTGATATATTCTCTTTTTCAAGTTTACCTTTGGTTTTATTAGGATGGGCCACTAAATGAACGTGTACGTTATATGTTTTTGCAAAATGCACTAACTCACCTACAAAGTTTGATTGCGCCCTATAAAAATCACTATCTGACTTTCCAGTATTGAATTTACTGGTCATAAGGTTGTCAACTAGAAACAGCTTGCAATTATATTTTCTAGCCGCGTATGTAAATAATTTAATAATCCCTGTGCTTTCGTTGTTATCGCTGTTGATATTGTTGTCGTACAACCAAAACTTACCACGATACCAGTTTTTAATTTTTTCGTTTATTAATTTAGGGATAAATGGTATTTTCTTTTGCCTTATTTCATCATGATGATAAGCAATATATTTTTTACCAGCCGCCTGTAGATTTACCCAATACTGAAAACGATCTGCTCTGAGTTCTCCTGAGTAAGCACACACATTAAAACCTTCTTCAATTGCCTGCAACATCATCTGGCCTAACAATGTACTTTTCCCTTGACCACTCTTTCCAGTCCATACACTAAGTTCTCCCATTAAAAATCCACCTATTGACGTATCAAGAGCAAGTACACCACTACATACTCTTTCAATTTTAGTTTGATCTACGGGCACAACATCAGCCAAATCTATTAAACCGTTAACTGGTACTGACTTAGCGTTAAAAACCTTCTCTGCTGTCTTAGCTGGTCCGTCTGTTACTAAACTTACATTTGCATCTTTATGTTCGCTATTTACTACATAGCAACGCCAATCACCAAGTCTAGTAATCAGTTTACGGACCATTTCTTGTCCAGGTTCGTCATTATCTCCCCAAATAATGATCTGTTTGAATTGCTCTAGCCATTCCCAGCAGGTTTCTATCCATGTTAAGTCCTGAGCCCCACTCGGTACGCTAACCACATTTTCAATCCCTGCTTGATCTAATGCCAACGCATCTGGCTCACCCTCTACTATGACTAGCGGATTACTAGGATCGCAAAAATCCATTCCCCATAAAACCGCTTTTCCACCTTCTTCGCGCCAGGACTTCATTCCATTTCCGTTATACTTCTCAGGTTTTCTCAGCTTCACCATGACCAATTGACCGTTTTCATAGTAAGGGAATACTATATTTCCATTACTCTCTCCAACTCCGCGACGTTCCCATACATCCTTAGTAAAACCGCGTAATGTTAAATATTTTTCAACCTTATCTTTCGGTGTTTCAATAATTGTGGCAGGTTTTTTGTAATGTTTTTTTGCTGGTTTATATATTTCATAATTTGATGATCGGTTTGTTTCTTCTCCAAATTCTTTTAATAGTTGGTTGAAATGACCTTGCCTAGCACATGATCCACGTTTACAATTGAACGTTTCTTTGTCGATATTAATAGCAAATGAATATTTATCTTTATTATTGCCGCCATGACAAAAAGGACAATATACTGGTTGTATCTCGTTGCCATGCTGTTTGAATTGCCCTAAATACCTTCTAGCGAAAGTAATAACATCCATAAGAAGTCACTCCTACCATTCAATATCCCTTGTATCTTTTTTTACAAAAAGTTTAGTTTGATTGTTTTCTTGTTGCATTTTGCCCTCTAACTTATCAAAGTTTTTTCTGATGTTAGCAGCACTTAATATAATAGTTTTCCAAAAAATATCTTTTGAGCACCAATTTATAACCGTTTCTATCTGCTGTATAGTCCGGTTATCACGTTCAATCATTAACCGTATCTCATTTGCCCAACTATCTAACTTTTTAGGAGAATTATAATTTGGTTTATTTTCTAGAATACGGTTAAGAAGTAAAACGGCTAAAGACATTTGCTCGTCAGTAAATTTTAATTTCTGACCAGAAGATATATCTCTTTCTTTATCTTTATCTAGTTCTTTATCTGTTGCGTTACATTGCGTTACACCATCCGTTACCGTAACGTTACATCCTAACTGTTTAGAATCTCGATATTTAGCCACTCTTAACCTTGTTTGTTCTTTAATTTTATCAAGGGCCTCAATATTTTGATGTTTCTCCCAATTCGATATAACCAATCTCCCTTTATCATCAAACTCAATCATATTAAGTTCTCTAAATGTTTTAAGTGCTAATTTTATTACATTTAACGGTTTCTTAAATTTATGTGATAACATATCTTCAGTATATGGAATATTTTCAGTAAGGAATATGAAACCACCAGCATTATTTTTACCAGCCATAGTAAGCAACCTAACCCATACTACAATTAGCGAATCTCCTTCCGGTAAACTGCTGACAAAATCAATCTTTTCATCATCAAACATATCAGTAGTTATTTTAATCCACTTTATTTCTGCCATTGCTAATAATTTCAACCTCCACTCGCGGATTTTCGCTGTATTTTTTTTCTGAAATCAATTTAACAATCTGACTATCATCTTTGTATAAAATACCATTACAACCATCTAGGATTATTTTTGCAATATTATCAGCATCTGGTTTTTTAGTCGGATTAATTCTCCCTGCAATTGCATCATCTTTAAATTTTTTTACTCTTTGATTTTGCAATGCTAAAGTATGCTGTTACTCTTGCCGTTAACTCACATTCAAACGGCTTTATTGGCTTAACTTGTACCGCTTCACCGTATACTAATTCTTTATAATTCCTGCTCTTTGCAGGATCGCACATTCTGATTGAATTTCCCATGCGAAATGCTCTTGGTCTACCTTGCGCGCATGGTTCGCCATATATAGTGAATTTGATATTATTCATATTTTCATCAATTGCCAATATCATAATTCAACCCCTTTTAACCACTCTCGCAACCAATTTTTAAACGTGTAATACATATAATGACCTGTAAAACTAGGTTCCGGCATAAATTTTACGATTATGTTATATCTAGCTTCAAACGTCGCTAGAGTTGCAATTAATGACGCTATACTTACTTTGCTTTTATATTTACCTTGTACCATTTGCGCGTAAGTAGCATTTTCGATCAACAACGTGAATTTTGATCTACCAGCCTTATCTAGTTCTCTTTTAAACCGTTCTCGATTGGTACCAATGTTTCCGCATAATTCCTCAATACTGTTTTTACGTTCAATTACCATGCGATTATCAAAATAAACATCTTCTGCTATGCCTAACTTTTTATTCGCTGGCAGCATAAAAGAATAATCAGCAAATTTGAATGTATATGACTGGTATTTTATATTTTCATAGTCTAAAAATTTGAGGATATGCTTGTTCTGTTTTTCTCTTGTATCAATCAAAATTACAATACTGTCAGCTAGTTTCTTTATCTGGTTATATGTTAAGGGATTAGGGGCTATAGCCCCTATTTCATCCATTCTGGAATGCCCTCATTCGCAACATCTTTACCAAATGAACTTGTATTAAAATTGCTGGTACTGCCAGCTAATTGTTTGATTTTAGGAATTTCCACGCCTTTCTTAATTTCGCTAACACTACGAGTAGAATTCACATATAATCTAATGCCAATTGAGTCATCATTTTTTTGATATTCTTCTTCACCAAGTACCACGCCTACCAGTTTACCGACAAGTTGCTTTTCGTCATTATTGAACTTAAAATTAGCATTTGAATTGCCGATGGCCGTTAAAAATCCTTTAAACATCGGCTGTGCTTTTTCTTTGTATGACCTGATAAAACGTCCTGCCCAAAACCCTCTATTATCAAATAACTCTTGATAATAATTAGCGGATTCACCATAAGCAATATCATATTCTATTTTTAAGTATTCTTTTTCGGCAACATCCTCTACGTTAGTGATAAGTGCCACATAACCGCCTGCTACCAACTTTTTAAATTCAACCTGATCTGGTACTTCGTTCCAATTAATATTCTTCATATATAAATTACCTCTTTCATTTTTTATTTTTATTAAAATTCTTCTAATGCCTTGATAACAAGCGCAATATCGTTATCAATTTCAAATGTTTCAAATGCACCCATAGGTGACTTGGCTGTTGAATTTCTTGATTGTGTTTCAAAAATATGTTTACCTTCAACACACTTGGCAATTAAAACGGTAGTGAATTTACTTTCAATGCAAATTTTATCTAGCTTTTTACCACTAGTTTTAATTCTAGTAAATACAAAACCATTATCATCTCTATCTGTTTGAGTATGAGCCGTAAATATAACGGTTAAATCATCACGCAATAAATGTACTTCACTAACTAGCTGCCATATCCCCATAGCCATATCTTGCCACTTGTCAAAATTCTTCTCTTTCATTCTGGCAATTTCATCATCAACCATAATGGCATTAATAGTGTCAATAACTACCGTTTTAATATGAGGTGCTTTGTCATTAATGCCTTTTAAAGTTGCTGATATAGTGGCAATATTGCTAGTTTGCGTATAATTTTTAGCATCTTTACTAAATTGTGACTTCCATCCTTTCCAACTCAACCCTTTACGGTCAGCATCAATTATGTATGTTGAAGTTGGATCAATATTTCTTAAACTGGTAGTTTTGCCAGAACCTGACTCTCCTGCAATACATATAACCTTACTAATAAGTCATTCCTCCTTCCTACTTAATAACCCATCTACTTGATTGTTTTAACTCGCAACCTGCAACATCGACACCAGCTTTTAAATCCTTCGCAATATCAGTTTTACTAATCTTGTACGATTCTGGTATTACAGTCTGATATTTTGCAGGTACTAATTTTTCGTCAAGTATAACTACACTGGCAGGATTTTTCTGTTTTTTAATAGCAAACACCCCTGCCTTAAAGTTATCGACTCCCAATAGTTCCAAATTATTAAACAAACTATTCTGTAACCACTCAACATTGCTGTCTAGTGCCTTTAGTTTTGATTGTAATCGTTCAATCATCTCGACTATAGGCTTTCTGTTAGCCTTTGCATTTTCCACGACATATAAGGTATTTTCAACCTTAGTTTCAATTGATGTATTGATCACTGCTAATGCTTCTGACAATTCTTCTTTCGTGCAATCTCCATCTTCAACCATTTTTAATAGTTCAAGTGATTGACCAGTTAAATTATATAGATTCACTATTCATCACGTTCCTTTTCGCTTTCTTCCGCACAATCTACGCTACAATATCCATCAATAGGCTTATCAATATTTGTTATATACTCACCACACTGCGGGCATTTATCTACTATTTCGATTTCTGTATCAAACTCGCTCTTATTACGTTTTAAGTGATATCCATGATACGGTTCATCATCTAATTGTGTAACATCAGGCAACTGACTCAATCTAACCCCTCCACCGCTAACAAAGTAACCTTTCCAGTACCATGCCTGACTTCGCCACACTCAACATACATACCGTAATCTCTATAACCATACTCACTAGAAATATGGTTTACACCTTCCTTATTCTTTAATGCTTCAACTAAAGTCTCTTTCCCGAAACAATCTAAATTATTACTACACTCTACCAATACATCAGCCAGTGCCTTAATATCAATCGATTCAAGAGCATCTTCACGATTTATAAACACTTCCCACAGTTGCTTGGATGTCATTTCCTCAATATGCATCACTCCACCGCCTGACGCATACGCCGTACTAACTCAGGATCAAGCGGAAGTGAGACGTGGTTATCAAGTACTTCTCTGAGCAATGATTTAGGCGAGTCAACAGACGGTTCATTTACACAATATAATCTTGTCGCCATCAACATAAAACTCAATCGGATCACCTTCTTTGATGTCAAGCATTCGTCGTGTTTCTTTCGGAATTACTACACGACCAAGATCATCTATTCTCCGAACAATACCAGTTGATTTCATAATAAAAATCTCCTTATAATTTAATTTGCTAATTTAATCTTCAATTTACTAACTAATCTCCATACTTGTGTTTGACTTAACCCGATATGTTTACCAATATCTCGTTGTAATGTTTTATTGGTTTTTACGATACAATTAATTACCTTTTTTTCACCAATTGATAATTTTTTTGTTTTTAATGTTGCTTGCAGATCTAAAATTGAATCAACTTCTTCAAAGGCGATATCCGCACTTTTATCACGTGTTACATTGTGCCAAGCTGTTAGCGTATCGCCGTTTAAAGTACTATCTAGATATACTAATGTCGCTGTCCTACATTTAGCTCGTAAACCACGTAAATATTTTAAAATATCATAGTAAGCAACTGAATAAGCAAATGTAGTAAACTTAACACCTTGGTTTGCTTTGAATTTTATTGATGCGGTCCATATCCCGATCATAGCTATTTGGTATAAATCTTCATACTCAACATTTAATACATAAGCTAAAGGTTCTGATTTATGCGCTACTGCATGGGCCAGCTTAGTATAATGACTTAAATCAATTTGCACTTCTTGCGCATTCATTTCATTCCCCTCCATAAATGTGATATACTAACGGTAATCATTTTTTTTAACGGCACGTCTCGTAAACGTGTCATTTCTTACGCCCAAAATACAATTGTTACGGTTGCTATAAATATCATCAGCAATACAGCAACTCCTATACAAATAGCTATCTTAGCTAGCAACTCCATAAATACGTGCCAAGTGTTCTTCCTGCCAAATATGTAACCGTTGCGGTTTATTATTGTCATGTTGCAAACCTCCTAGCATGCTCTAGTACTTTAGGTATCGGATCATACCTTATCTGCCGTGGCTCGCATCCATAACCTTCACGACAAACATTGATTAAATTTCCATCAGCATCAACTAATCGCTGGCTATTGTCGATCGTTATGTACTTATAACACCGTTGACATCTCATAATTGCCTGACACCACCACAACGGCCTTTTGTATACTTGCCTTTGTTGAGCAACGACAACGGCTTTCTTGACATCACTGTAAAGATCATATTTTCTGGCAGACTGTTATCTTTTCGCCATTTGCGTATCTCTGATTCATCGGTATTTCTAGCAATGGCAATCTCATTGTCGGTGTGACCTTCTTTCCACATTTTTAACCGTTTGTTATGCTCTTTATTAGCTTCTAACATCGCTATTAATTTGGATTTAAACTGTGGTAACGTAATAGTCATTTGATTAATACCTCCACGTTTTTATAGTCGGTATTTACTCCATTCTTTTGCTTCTGCACATTTTCGGTCACAAGCGTGGATGTCTGGACACGTCATGCAGCATTTGCAGTCGCATGGTTTTTGTTGCTGTTGGCATTGTTTACACATCAAATCACTCCTTGCAATACTCATAAAAATCTTCCATTGTTTGAACTGTTATCGTTCTAAGCGTTGGTATTTCTTTATTAAAATCAGCATCACATATTGTAGCTATTGCCCCGCTGAACGTATTTTTTAGTAAATCATCCATGTTATTTCTCCTCTCAATCTTTACTGAGTACTGTTATTATCAGCAGTATTACTATTGTTAAAAATATGACTGTCGCTGTTATTACTGGTCGCTCCTTTCATCTTCGAATACAGGAAATTCTTGAATAGCTTTTTCAATTTCTTCTTTAAGAACTTTGAATATTAGTTCCGGCTGGGATAAAACTTGCTCTTTCAATTCAGCCACTTCTTTTTCTAGGGCCGATATGCGCTGATCTACGGTTACTTGCTTTATCACATATCCATTTTCAAAGGTAACAATTGTACCGTTTTCCAGTTTTACAGTCCCACTAAATCCGCTACTATCACTGGTGGCGGTATTTTTTTCATCAAATTCGATCATCTTTCTCACCTCGCTTGTCCAATTTTTATTTGCAGGAGTTAGCCTGCGGTTTTAGTTAAAGATGTAATATAAGTGTTTAAATCTTCTTCGCGGATTCTGTACTCGCGACCGAAATTAACAACTGTCAATTTACCATCGCGAATATGTTTCCAAACAAGTTGCTTGTTGACGTTCAGTATTTCCGCTACTTGATTGCATGTATAAAATTGATCTTCATTTCTAACTGGATCTTGCTTAACACTTGGTGGTTTTGCAGGTTCATTTTCTACTTTTGTATGTTTTTCTGATTCAATAATTTCCACTGTCATATTAATTGTGATATTCAAAATTTGTTTTGCCATACTAATCACCCCATATATTTATTATGTGATTAGTATACACTTGGTGGCGTTTTGAATTATTTTTTTAGGTGACAGGGGTTAGCTATTTATGTACGGTTACGCACTATACTGGCAAATTATAATTAATCTGCTTTCTTGCCCAATCTAAAAGTTCCTGAGTTAAAAATCTTTTATGAGAACCAACAGAAAACCAAGGTATGCTATTTGTACTAATTAACTCATACAATTTACTTCTAGATATCCTTAAAAAAGCTGATGCTTCACCGACCGTAAGTATATGTGGTACTTGTTTTATTGGATGTATTTCTATTTTGCTTTCTGGTACTGGTGCAGGTATTCCGCACTCAGGGCAAAACTTTGCTTTGATTGGTATTTTTGCACCGCAATTGCAGGTCATTACGCTATCCCTGCCTTAATCGCCATTTCCTCAACTTCTTCAATAGCATTCTGCATTTTTTCATAATCAGCAATTTCTTCATCGGTCAAATCGTTAATACCTATAATTAATGAACTTGCTTCTGAATATGACGTACTAAAATGACACTTTCTTTCAAAATCATAGTAATTTACTAATGCATAATTGCCACCAATTAAGTTGACTGAAATTATTATATTGCTCAAATCATCTGGCTGGCGTGCAATCGAAATACTTGATACATCTTTAGCGATAAATTGAACACCATTAGCAATAACAAAATCAACATCCTGTAATAAAAAATTAGCTACCTTTTCAGCTTCTTTATAATCTTCGACTATGTACATTTATACCGCCTCGCTTTTCGCTAATAATTCTAAAATTTTATTCTTTCCAGCTTCGTTATACCTAAAAGTTTCAACTTGTTTACTGCTATACTTCGATTTATCAAGCACCATATGACCATATTCGGGAGTTTTAAGATTATTAGTGTTAGCTATTGAACCAACCTTTTGACTTGATACACCAGCAATTTCACCAATTTCAGTAGCTGTATAATATTTATCTTCTACCTTTGGTCTAGGTAATACGTTTTCACCAGCAATCATCTCGAATGCATTAGTAGTCAATAATTCGACCGATTCATCACACAATACACTTTTGTACTTTTTAATGTTTTCTAATAAAAAATTGGCTTGTCTGGTCTGGGCATTTTTAAGCCTAGCCTCGGCATTCTTATTTTTAATGTCAAGTTCGATGGTTTTGGAGTTCAATGATTGATTTAGTTTTAATTCACCAGTGCGTAACCCTTTCAAGATTTTTCTTACCCACGCTCTAAAGGTTTTGGCTTTTTCAGTTTTAGCTAGCATGGTTACTTCATATATGCCATCTTCGGTGAAAACACGGGTTTCATATTCTTTACTATCAGTACCCCTCATTTTGAGGGTAGCTGAGAATTCGCTTGATTTAAGGTAATCGTTGCGATTAATTAAATTATCAACACCTTTTTGCGGATCAGCATATTCTAAAGCCGTTCCCAACTGTTTACTTGTCATATAAGGTATTTGTTTCTCATTGGTATAAAAATCACACTTCACTTCGCCGAATTTTTCAGATTTAACCAATGTTAAATTGTTCATATTTTCATTCTCCTTATTATTTAAATTCAAGCTGTGTTTGTTGATTTTAAATCACCATTATGGGTAAAAAAAATTAATTCCCTTTCTTTTATGCCAAGGTTTAATACATCTGTTAGTTTGTAAAGTTCACTGGCCTTAAACTCTGTGATATTGTTTATTTTTTTATATAAACTCATCGACGAAATATTTAAAGCAATAGCAATTTCTTTTTTTGTAACCATCGCTCTTTTTATAGCTAATTCTAACTCTAAAGTGTTTGTCATACTCCCACCTCCTTTCTAAATTATTTACAGGTAAATGATGGGTTTTGTCGAATACTCCCATTAAGGGGGTTTGTTAATGGATGAACAGGAACGAATAGATAAATTAAAAAACGAACCGTTAATTCCAGGAGTTCAATGGGTAATTGGTTTGATTATTCTTCTAGGAATACAAATATTAGTGTGGTCACTTTCAAATTTTACGTTAATGTTAGAAATAAGTTTATTTGTCTTGTCGGTGTTATTTACATATGCGATCTGGTTACTTTTGAGATGCAATAGTAATAAAGATTTGTTATATACTGAGTATAAAAATTTGCATATCAATAACCAAGAGTTAAACAAACGACTACAATCGCAAATTGCTATTAGTAAACGGCAAGATGAACAATTAGCTACCAAACGAGAAGATGTTATCAAATTCTTATTTCAAGAATATGTTTTATCGCCTTTAAACAAACAACGAAAGGAAGATTAATATGAATAACAATTTTAAAATAGTACGTATATTAGATGAGTATAGGATTATCATTAATGCCGGATCAGAAAACGGCGTAAATATTAATGATGTTTTTGAAATTCACGGCATAATTGATACAGTATATGATCCAGATACTAATGAATTTTTAGGTAGTCTGGATGGCATTAAGGCTAAAGTTAAAGTAACACAACTTCACGAAAAAATGTCAATTTGTAAAAACGTAGAAGTCTTCTCGGCAATTGATCACGAAAGTTTATATGGAATTGGTAATTTAAAATTTTTAATGAATTCTCCTAAAAAACTCAATGTTGACAAAACTCAAATTTCCAATCCTGAACTTTATGAACCACTAAAAGTAGGTGACAAAGCCACGCTTATAACTAAAAAATCTTCATCTCCCGAAAACCAAGATACTGCATTAAAATCCCCCATTGCAACATCAGAAGATAATCGATAGAAATGTCACTATCAACCAAATTGATATTAACGTTACTGTTATATTTTAAAATACAAATAGCTGATATACCCCACGCAATATATGGAGATAAACGAACAATATTAGCATAGTTATCCATAACAAAATTTATCTTTCGCTGATCTATAATATTTTTACTAAGATCAGCTTTTTCTTTTTCCACATTCTCACCACCTCCGACTTTTGTCGCGTTTTGTTGATTTTTAATCACACTCAAAATATAACATGGTCGTGATTTATAGTCAACACTTTTTTTTATATTTCTAAATTTTTGTTGATTTATTATAAACAACATGCTATAGTTTAAACATAAACAAAAGTTTATGTTTAAAAAGTGAGGGCTAAAGCAAATGGAACTTTCCAAACGGATAAGAGCAAGACGCGAAGAATTAAATTTATCTCAAGATGAACTAGCTAAATTACTGGGATATAAATCCCGTTCCACTATAGCTAAAATCGAATCAGGAGAAAATGATTTATCTCAAACAAAGATTGAAGCTTTTGCAAAAGCATTACAAACCACAACTTCTTATCTTATGGGATGGGATTCGCCAGTAAGTGAAAATATTGAATCTAACAACCGAAATTTAACGCTCTCTCCTAAAGAAGAACGTGATATATCCAACGATGTAGAAAAAATGCTCTCCGATTTAGCGAATGATAAAGAAATCGCTTTCCAGGGTGAACCAATGGATGATGAAGAAAGGGAAGCATTACGTATATACATGGAAAACGCATTGCAATTATTTAAACAAACGGCAAAAACAAAACTTAATCGCAGTAAAAAATAAACAAAAACACAGCCCCTATCAACATAGATAAGCTGTGTTTTTATTATAAAAAGGAGTGATACTATGGCAACCGCATGGCTAGAAAAGAAATATAAATCAAGCTATATAATCAATATTGATTGCGGTAAAGATCCCACAACGGGCAAGCGTAAGCGGATAACAAAATCTATTAAAACAGATGATGAAAAAGTGGCTGAAAAGGAAATGAACATACTGCTTGGTCAAATTGAAAGTGGATTATATGTAAAACCATCAAAAATAACAGTAAAACAATTTTTCGAAAAATGGTTAACTACTCCACCAGCTTTAAAACTTGCCAGCAAAACATTTGCCAGTTATCGTCATTGTATTAATCTTCGAATAGTCCCGTGGATTGGCGATATTAAAATTGATGAATTGAAGCGATCGCATCTAAATGAATTTTATCAACGTATTATTAAAGAGGGACGATTTGAGCAGAAAAAGAAAAAAGATATTAATAAACCGATTATCCCTAAACCAGTTATTAAAAAGCCTATAGGCAAAGAAACAATCTTATATCACCACAGAGTCATACATCGAATCCTTAATGATGCGATAAAAGAAGATTTAATACAGCGTAATCCTGCTGATTTTGTAGACTTGCCAGAACCAAAAATAGCAGAGTTTGATGAGGATGAAGGTTTAATAAAAGTATTTACAGATACAGAAGTTGCCAAACTCGAAGAAGCTGCCCAAACAACACCTTACTATGATTTAATTTATGTTGCATTGCGTACTGGAATGCGTCGTGGAGAAATATTAGCTTTATCATGGGATTCCATAGATTTTGAGAATAACACAATATTTATAAAACGTGCTGTTGTTTATACTAAAGATAATGGCATTGAGTATAAGCCTACTAAAAGTAAAAAACGCCGCAAAATCGAAGTCACACCCAATGTAATGGATGTGCTACGACAACGGCAACAAAAGCAAGAAACAGAAAAATTACGCATCGAACAAGATAATAAAAATAAAAAAGAAAATGAAGATGATAAAATATACCCGATACACAATTTAGTATTCTGCTGGGAAGATGGTAGCCAAATACATCCCGACACGCCATCATCATGGTTCCCTAATTTTTGCGAGAGCATCAATATAACTAGACTTACTTTCCACTGCTTACGGCATACACACGCCAGCCACCTTCTAGCGGCAGGAGAAGACATTAGTTATGTATCAAAACGCTTAGGGCATAGTGCCATCACAATAACTTATGATAGATATTTCCATCTCATCCCTATGGAAAAAAGAAAATCACTCCAAGAATTAGATCGCAAATTTGAAAAATAA